CATCAGGTGAAGTAAAGAAACCCATTTTAGATGCACCAACTCTAGCTGCAACAATCTCTGCTTCTAAGTAACCATTTAACATCTTCACATTAGCCATTGATGTAGCAATTAAAGAAACACCTCTAGTCTGTTCTGCTCTAGTAGGTAGGTAAGCATGGATAATTTCATCTGCTGGAACTCTAATGTGTTGATTTTGACTTGCGTAAGTTCTATCGTATGGATGATCTTTGTAAAGATGATATGCCACTGGCTTGTCATACTTATCTACCTCTACACCCATCTTGATACGATTCCCAGTAGCTTTATACACATCATTTTTATTTTCATCTAAATGATCTGCTTCTAAGAATTGTATTTGGAAACCAAATGGAGAATTGCTATCTTTTATTTTTCTTATTAAAACCTCGCCATCTCTAGCTAAAGATTCAATAAATATTTTCTGACAATCTAAAAATGACAATCTTCCATTTGTAGTGCAATTGCCAACCTTTGACCAATCTTTCCAAGCTGATTCAATGAGCTGGTTAGCAGCAAGGTCTAATGAACCATTGTCATTTCGACTTTTACTACTAACTCTTATGCCATGCTTACCGATAACATTAGACACCATCAGGTTAAGGTATCTTGCAATGTAGCTATCGTTCCTTGCTAACTCTCTTGCTCTATCTCTTAATATTCTTATGTTATCTTTTATTTCAGCATCGGCACTTGTAGAGCTTGTTACAAAGTCTGCAAACAACCTACCAGTATTAGCACCAGTATAGCTCCTTCTATAAGCCTGTCTTTTTTTCTTTTTAGGCTCATTAACGCCTAGTATTCTGTTATACCATGCCATTATGTGTAACTCTTAGGTGTAGAACCAGTAGAGCTACCAAAATTAACCTTGATAGTGTTTCCTGACCCTTTTTTGTTTCTAATTCTAGCTAATTTAACTTCTTTTAGGTATTCAGCATGATATCTATCTCTGAATGTCATTAATTCATCAATAGATAGCCTTGATAGCGATCTTCCACCTAAAGAGAAGGATGATTGATCTATTGTAGCCCTTCCCTCTATTACAGCTTCAATAGCATCTAAAACTTTCTTAGCATGACTTCTTAAATCAGCATTTGTGTCTGCTAGGTTGGGTAATATAGTCATATTGCCCTCACCAACTTGTATTCTTGCTGAATCTGAAGTTCTTGTTATATAAGCACCCCATATATAATCATGCGGATTATAGTCATCTGTTGTTGTTGTTGGTACTTCTATGTAATAAGTGCTGTCTGCTTCAGTAGCATTGATTGTAAACTGATGGCTTCCACCACCACCTGAATCGCAATGAAACTCATAAGATAGAGAATAAGAGCCAACTGGGTAAGTTGATGCTAAATTGTCTTTCTTCCAAACCCAATAATCACCAACGACTAATTCGCTAGGCTCTTGAGTTGGATAGTTTTCTCTGTCAAATTGATTACTCAAGCAAAAACCTCATAATGTTTTAGATATATCTACATCTAACACTATGGTTTTTTAGATAAAAGTCAACATATATGAAAAGAAATGTCAAATTACTTCCAAGAAGTAGCAAAATTACCTCTATTTATACCTCTTTTTGGCTTTTTATTGTCTTTTTCAGGAGCTTTTGAGGTATTTGTAAGTATTCTTTCCTGTATTGTATCGTAATTAGGGTTCAATATGTATATAGCTGCGAAATTATATACCAATGTGTCCAATGCTTCATTTCTTGGTCTTATTTGCTTCCAAATTAGTGTTTTCCTACCTCTAACAAACTTTGTAACCCTTTTCTCTGCTGTAAGCTGTTTAAAATACTCCTCATCAAGATCAGAGCAAAAATGTAGTGTTGTATCTTCAGGTTCGCTTGATAATCTAGCAAAAATGGCTTCTTTGGCACTATCTACACCAACACCATACAAAACAGCTTTATTTTTACCTACAAATGTAGGTCTATTAGCTATTGGCTTTCCTGCTTGAGATAAACCTTTGATAGCAAAGACTCTTCTACCTTGTCTTGGTTTTGTAAATTGATAGACTTGGTTAGTATGATGTCCACCTGAATCAATACAGGTGCAGGATATAGTCAAAACCCTACCAGTCTCAGTCTTAAATCTCTTTTTAAGGTAATTATCAAGTTCCTGCCAAACATTAGCAGCATTGGGGTCACCCCAAAAGATTTTATACTCTATAACCCAAGATTCGTAATTAACACCCCAACCAACCATTTGTAACTCTAGCCTGTCTTTCTGTGTGTCAACGCCAGCAGTTAAAACCAAAACAGCTTCAGGAATAGTAGCAGAATCATAATTAAGCCTTCTTTCTAATAATTCCTCATGCTCAATGGTTTCACCTTGTTCTTCCCATGATTCTCCTAAAGCAGTGTTAATCCACGTTTTTAACATTTCGGGCTGTTTCTTAGCTTCAAGAAATGATTTAGCCATATCTGCCCATGTTGACCATACGGAATATAACTCTGATATATGAAAGCCTGCTGTATCTGATTTTGGTTCTGAAGCTATCCACTCGCCATGTTTTAACATCCATTGCTTTTTAGATTCGTCAATTATAGAACCACACTCATCACAGGCATAATTGGCTGTTTCGGGCTTATTTTCATCCCAAACAACATTCTTCCATTTTAAAACCTGTTTTACATTACATTCAGGGCAGGGTACATGGTAGTAGCGTTTATCAGACTCTTCAAAAGCAGTTTCTATTCTTGATAACCCTTTTATGGTTGGTGTAGAACACATATATATCTTCTTATTCCAAAAAGTGGTTGTTCTTTTGGTTGCTAGTGATATTGGGTCTCCCTCTGCTCCAGCAGAAGATTCATATCTATCAACCTCATCAGCAAGCACAATTCTAATTGGCCTTGATGCTAATCCTGATGCTGAGTTAGAGCCGACTATGTTTAGGTTGCCACCTGCAAACTTCTTGGATAAAACTGTATTACCACTATCTCTACTTCTTGGGTCTTTAACACAATCTCTTATCTTTTCAGAATCACGAATCATAGTAGCAAGTCTATCTTTAGAAAACGCTTGAGCCATCTGAAGTGTTGGTTGCATGATTAACATAGGAGCTGGGTCTTGGTCTATGTAGTAACCAATAACATTAAGCAATATCTCGGTTGCACCAACCTGGGCACTTTTGATAAAAGCTATTCTTTGTATATCGGGGTCATTGAAAGCATCCATGATCTCTCTTTGATATGGTGCTCTATCAGTTCTCCATGCTCCAGCTTCTGCTGAAGACTCAGGAGATAGTTTTCTGTAGGCATCTGCCCAGTCGCTAATCTTTAGATTCGGTGGTGGAGTCCATGTTTGGTTTGTCTCCTGTATCACCTTTTCTATATTTTTGAGGTATTCCATCTTGAGCCAGTTCGTTTAGTGCTTCATGCACTTGTTCTTTTATTATAAGTTCAGCTTCAGCATATTTATCAACAGTTATAACCTGATGTGCGATTCTTGATGGCATTCCTAGAAGTTTAGCTCTAGCATTAGCAACATAATCAACCCAAGTCTCTTCAACTAATTCTGCTGGTATTAGTTTAGCTTCCATCTCTTCAACCTCTAACTCAGCCTTTCTAGCTTGAGCAGCGGTTAGTTTCGTTTTCTCTTCAGTTATATCACCTGAACCATCTTTTTTGGTATATCTAGCAGCTTTTCTTAAAAAGTTTATATATTGAACCCTACAAGAATCTATGTTTACTGGTGATCTTCCAGCACCAATAGTGAACACACCTCTTCCAATAAGGTCGCTTACACTCTGTGGTGATAAATCTAAATGTTCCGCTAGGTCTTTTCTTGTAGCCAATGTTCCATAATGTTTTTTGGTGAACTAATACTCAATATGTTAAATATATATGATTCAAAGAACAATTTCAAAGACTATGTTTATATTATAAATACAGTGAATGGTATGGTGCTGTCTCTACAAAAATACTGTGGCACTGCAACCCGCGTAGAGCTTGGCTCAGAAGAACCTAGAGCTACAAAGCCTTATATATAGAGGGTTGGCGATGGTATGAGAAAAAGACCGCCAAAGATCGAAGAAAAAAAGGATAAACGAATAAATCTATACTATTCATCAAACTTATAAAGATATTAAAAAATAAATATAAAAAAAATCACCTGCTTTTTTGCCAGTAATAATTAATTAAATTAATTCTTGTATATTTATATTTATTTATATATAGTGTGTGTATGTTAAATAAAAACAAGGAGTTAAATAACATGAACTACAAAAGAAAAGAAATAGAACAATATTTTTTAGACTATCTAAATGATAACCTTGATTATCACAAGGAGCATGAAGCGGACACATGGACAGAAGATCTGCATCATAATTGCTTTAATACTGATTATTACATTATAGGAAGATATAAAGCCACCCAATGGCTAGGTGAAGAAGTATTTCATATTATTAACTTCATTAAAGAGTATGAGATGAATAACTTTGGCGAAGTCTTTACAGACCTTAGCGAACCTGAAAGGGTTGTTAATATGTATACCTATATTGTCGGCGAAGAGATTGTGAACGATTACCTTTATATGAACAACCAAGGGGTGGCTTAACATGACATTTAAACAACTAATAAAGAAACTAATAGAGAAGCCACGCAACACAAAAGCGTGGCATGGCTCTTATCTTATTAACCATTTTTTAAAAAACTAGGGGGGAATTATGGAAGCAATAAAAGAATTTAAAAAGGACTGTTGGGTTTATTTTGATAGAACCGAGGTAAATATTAAGGGTTACAAGTACATCATTGACCAAGAAGAGCAACTTGTACACATTCACCCGAGATCGTGGAAGCAATTAAAAAAAGATATAGGGGATTATCTTTGGGATAATTGGGTTTTTGCGGGTGAAGATACTATATCTCTTAATAAGTGGGATTTGGAACACTCAGAAGAAAACCCTTTTCAAAATTACTATCTTGATGAAGATGATAAAAAATATTCCAAAACTACTAATTGTCTTTTATGGTCTGAATATTACAAAGATTTAGACATACCTAATGATTGGCAAAATATAAGTTATAGCAATGATGAATTACCAAGTTTTCAATTTAAAGATTATAAGATTTGGATTAACTCACCTCTATTACAAGAGAGACAAGAAAATTATCTTGGTATTGGTTTCAAAAACCTAGACCATTACAAGGATTGGATTTTTACAGTATGTCATTACGATCCGCAAGATTGCGAATGTAAGGATGATATTTTCCAAACCATGGATTTTAACGAAGTATTAAATTATTTTAAGGAGCAAGTATGAAACATTTTAAAGAGAGAGAGTTTAGCTTATTAAATTACATGTGCGACATTCTTTATGACTTCTATGAAAGAAACGATTTAGAGCATATGTGTGCTTTAGATTCTCTTGCAGTAGGTAATTATAAAGATAGTAAACATTATATTTTCTTACAAAGGTTCGGCGATGTTTGGGAACGAGTAGAACAAAGGAGTATTAAAAGATAATATAAAATAACTATAAATCAAGGCCTATTTACTAGGCCTTTTTTTATGGGTGTTGATTTGTGCCAGTTCAAATAAACGCATTGTAAAGCCTTGTATTGCTTTTAAATTTTTGCAGGTTGCTGAACTACTTATATATATTTATAGTTCAATACAAAGGCTTAGAAGTTGCTTCAGATTTTTTTTAAATTATTTGTTTTGATTCAGCTATTTTTCTCAATTATAAATTTGCCTTGAAACTAAATTTGCCTTGAAACTAAATTTGCCTTGAAACTAAATTTGCCTTGCAGCTAAATTTGCATCAAAACAGTATTTGCCTTGAAACTAAATTTGCCTTTATCTACCTTTCCTTTTCATGTGCCTGGCAAATTGCTTATCAATTTCTCTATGTAAAGTATTTTTTATAACCTTTTCACCAACCTTAAAAAAATCTATAAACTTTCTATGTTTAATAAATGGTGTGTAAGCAACTAATAGTTTAAGGCCTTCTCTACCTTTCTTTCCTTGCCTTTCCCAAATACCATAATAGTTAGAGCCCTCACCCTTAGGAATTCCTTGAAAACGAGAGCCTTTTCTTTGAGAGTCTTTTGTTCTATCAACCTTTCCAAGCAAACCACCTTTTTTAGATAGCTTCATAATATTACCGAATTTGCCTTTTTTACTTAAGTTGTCTGTAGGTGAAGCATATTTTTGCCTTCTTGCAAGTTCATTTTCGCCTGAATAAATATAATGTAGGTACTTCGCTGCAAAGTCCTTAACTCTAACAGTCATGGCAAGTTTATTGTTTTTTGGTTTGGCAAATTGAGATATAACAACACTCTTAACTGTTTGTGGTCTAGGGTTGCTTAACTTGTCGTTTAGATGCGACCTTTCAGCATTAACAACTCTTTCACCAGTATGGTTCATAGCTCTAGCCATGATCTTATTAAAGTCTTTCTTGTTTAAGTCTTTGTCTAACTGTTTTCTTATTTCTTTTAGGTTGTCTTGTACTGTGATTCGCATATAGAATTTGCCTTTTATAAATTTGCCCAATGGCTCTTGTTATCAAACTTTAAACCATTCTCATTTGCCAATTTTAGAATTGTCGATTTGCTTTTACCTAAAGATATAGAAACCTCGTTTAGTGATTTGCCTTTGTCAATTTGCCTTTTGAGTTTAGTAATATCGATTTGCTTTTTATCAGCCATTAAAGATTCTCATAATGTTCTATCAATTTATCAATATACCATTTTGCCTTATTTAAGTCTTGGATATTGGCATTTTTGTCTTTGTGCCTATGTATATACTTAATGGCTGAACCCTCCAGGTAGCTAGGAAACTCTTTACCTAACTGTTGCTTTATATATTCAATACATTCAAATTTGCCTTGATTGTAATGGCTGGGTCTTGTTACAGGGTCGTGATTTGCATTTTTAATTTGCTCTAATCTATCCCACTCTTTTGGTGTTACTTTATCTATACTCATTTTTTTCTCCTTTTAAATAATGAATTTGCTTGTCGTTGAAATGACCATTCTAAGAATCTATCCAACCAACTAATTTTCTTCTTCTTTCCAAAGATAGCATCCCAATTTGCATCTATCTTTTTCTTATCCTCAACTCTTCTACCCGAACCCTTACCACCATGCCATTTAGTCATGGTCAATTCTCTTAAAGTTTACTGACTTATCTAACCTAGATAGAATTTGCTTTGCTTCCATAAAATCTTTCGGTATGCATCTTAATAATTCCTCTATGCTAAATATCATCATATCGGGTTCATTCTTATGTATTTTTATTAGCACTGGCTTCTCATCATCAGTATCACAAATGATGGCTGTTTTCTTGTCAAAGTTAAAACACTTGCTGCTAGGCTGAATCATTATGTAACCACTCTCTTCGCATTTTATATTTAAAGAGTCTAATGCCCTAAACATCATGTCAACCATTTGCACCTTCTTTCTAGCATGACCATTATAAAGTGTGTCTCTTAAAAGCATCTCAGCTTTGCAGAATTTGATCTCAAACTCTACACCAACTATTTTAAAGATTCTTTTCCTAGCACCCCACTTTTCATAAGTCTCTCTTTCATATTCTCGCAACTGCTTCAATTTGCCTTCTAAAGACTCATCTATATATGTTTTCATAATTTCACCGAACATTTAGAGGGAGTAGGGATATACCTATAGGTATATATCCCTTCCCTCCCTGCTAATTCTTGTTTTTGCATATAAAACTCCCTGTAATTCCCTGCAAATTCCCCAAGCTCACTGTTTAGCTCCCTTAGCAAAATTAGGCTCTAATTTGACATATTCCATCGACTGATAACCAATATCTCCATAATGCTTAACCATACCAAGATCAACAAGTTTAGCGAGCATCTTTTTAATTGAGCCGAGACTTTTCTTAGAACCTTCTTTGTCAACAACTTTTCCATCAAGTTCGTTAGGCATTAAAAAGACCTCTTCAGGATTCTCTTTATTCCTAAAGATAGCTTCTCTTTCCAAAGCATCAAGTACGATTTGCTGTGAATAAGTAAGACCTTTCTTCTCTTTAAAATCTATTTCTGTTTCCTCTAAGAAGCCTGATGTTAGGTTTAAACCCTCACCGATAATATCTACCTCTTTAAATACAAACTTCTTCTCAGCCATTCCTTGCCCATCTTTATTAAGAGTTTGCTCAAAACTAACAAACATCTGTTCCTCAGATGAACCAACAACCATTTTATCGCTTCTATCTACCTTAAACTCATAATCTAAAGAAGCACCCATTACACTTGAACCCCTACCTCTATCAGAATTTCCATGACCAGTGTGGTGAACTAAACATACACAGCACTTATAATAAGATATAAGACCATCTAGCTTATTAATAAAGTTACCCACATCCTCAGCAGAATTCTCATTACCTACAAAGTTACGTTGAAATGTATCAATAACTATCATCCCTATTTGCCCAACCTGCTCTTGCAATTGATCTATCTCAGCTTCAAGCATTTTAAAATCATCATCATCATTAACTCTCACTGCTCTATCTGATAAGTATAAAGGAACTCCTGTCAAGTCAAACATACCCTGTTGCCAAGCTGCAAGTCTACGTTTCACACCCCTTTGACCCTCACCGCAAACATACATTACAGGTGCTGCAAAAGCTTCATTGCCATAAAATCTTTGCCCTTTAGCTATAGCACAAGCCATAGCTATTGCTATAAACGATTTCCCACTTTTAGGTTTGCCAAACACACACATAAGACTTTCTTTCTCTACAACATCTCTTATAAGCCAATCAGGATTATCTACTTGTCTTAACACCTCATCAGCCCTTGTAAAAGTAACCATACCTTTTGGCTTCTTATCTACACAGCTGTTGATATAAGTTTCTAAATCTTTTGATGTTGGAAAGTCATTTCTTATTTTTGCATCCCATAGATCATCCTTACTCTCAAAATGTTTTGGTGGCTCTACAACCTTAACCTTGCACTTTTCTTTTCTTAACATTGTGGCAATTTCATTCGCACACTTAATTCCTGTTTCATCATTATCAGGCCATATCCAAACTTCTCTACCAAAGATGGGACTCCAGTCTGCCTTCTGCCAACTATTAACCCCACCATGCCAGGTGCATACATCACCATCATAAATAGCTTCAGCACCCCTAACAGCCTTCTCACCCTCATTTATAATGATTGGTTTGTCTATTGCCTTATCTGTGTAATAAATTGGCATATCCCCTTCAGGCCTTTTCATTGACCATGTGCCATCTGTATTTTTATTAAAAGGTGCATACTTTTGTTTAATATGATGCCCATCAGGAAATCTCATAACCCAAAAGTCATCAGCGTATTGCACCGCTACAGCTGCTTGTTTTAGGAGATTTCCCATCTGTGTTCTATCAAAAGACCTAGCATTGCCCTTGTTAGTGTTATTTTGGGGGAGTCCACTAACGCTGAGTAAGGAGTCATTAGGCAATGCTTGGTCGTAACCGAAACTTTTTAAAATTGTCTTTACATCTTTATTATGATGTTTAATTAAATCTATTATACCGCCACCAACTTCATCTTCAAAATCATACCATGTGGCTGTTTCAAGATCTAAAGTGCATGAGCCATGAGTACCCCACCGAAGTTGTTTCGATGAGATACTGCTTGGTTCACCTAGAATTTGCTTTGCAACTTCAGGTGCTATTTTTTGCCAATCAACTGACTGCATCAGAAAGGTATATCATCATCGCTAAGTTCAGTCTTAGCTACCATTTCTGCTACCTTATCTGCTAGTCCCTCGTTAGGAGAAACAAAGCCATCGTCATCATCAGCAGGTGCATCAGGGTCTATATACCATTCAGGCACATTAAAACCTCTATCACCCCATTTTACAAACCCAAAAGATAACTCTGATGAGTTGCCTGCTCCTACTTGTATATGTTTAGAGCCTTTGTATTCAACAACAGGCAATTTGCCTACATTGTTTGCTTTATCAGCCCAAAACAGCCCACAAATATTATTAAAGGCACTAGACTCTGCAAAAGAAAAGCTCTGCCATAAATAAGCATGTTCAGCTCCACTTGGCATTACCCATGCTGAGAAAGCTCTTCTCCATTCATCAGCAGGCTTGGGATTAACCACGCCAAACTTAGAGTCCCATTTATATTGGAAACCTTCTGCCTTTGTATATCTACCCCAACCCGACTTAAATGTGTCAGTATCAAGTTGTAAATATTCTATTGGCACTTCAGTCTCACCATTTGCAAAAAACTTTTGATCTCTTGTTTTGAAACCCAAGTAGATTTGCTGTTTATTTTCGGTATTACTCATACCACCAAGTACGTCCATATAACACTCCTGTTAATGTATCGTTAAATTTTCGATACTGTTTATATAATCAATTTCAAGTTGGGCATAACACCTTTCCTTAAAATTCTCGTAATCCTCATCATTTATGATTCCTAAGAACTCACAAGCAATTTGGATTTTTCCGTAGGATTCCCTACAAAACTCTTCAAAGTCCTCTTGTAGCAAATAACTATGTAAGTCCATTTGCCTTTTGTAAGACTTCATCTAACCTCTCACAAACTTCTGATAGCGGTAACATAGAGAACTGTGTCCAATTCTTTACCTTAGACTCACCTATTAGGTAATTAGGAATGACACAATATATTTTCCTTCTATCATACTTATAAATTAATAATGGTATTAGGTTATCATTAGCACTCTCAACCGCTTGATTCCACCAGTCGTTTTTAAATACGTCTGTCTTACCATTCCCTTTATATCTTTTACATTCTATCGCCAGGTTTCCCCAGTAAATATCAGCCATGCCTTTAGTCTGATATTGATCTAAATTTCTTTTAACAGTATCGGTGCTACCTTTAGATGTAAGATAAGTATTAATCTTATTGCATATAACTCTCTCAAAAGCTGCACCTTTATTTCTACTGTTAATTGGCATCTATCACAACCTCTTTTCTACCATCTGCATGGTAAGTAGTAGTTAGGGTATTGCCTTGCTTAACCTCTGTATACCCTGCTCCATTGTTTACATGGATATACCATTCATCTTTCTCTTTGTTAAGTTTCAACCTGTGTAGTTCTACTATGTCGCTAAACTGTGTCATTGTTTTTCTCTGCTTCATAAGTCACCATGCCAAGTTTAATTAACATTTGTGTAGCTTGCTCTATTGTTAGATTGTTTTGAATTGCAAAGATTTTTATATCTTTATGTAACTCCTCACCAATCCATAATGCTTTTTTTGTACTGTTATCCATTTCGACTCTCCATATTTATATTAAAATTAATTTTGCAATAAAGCAAAGACTTTATTACATCTCCAACCAAAAACCTTATACTATCCTTAAGGGCAAAGGATAAACTCTCCATATAATACTCTACTACTCTCATATCTTATTTGCCCTTACTCACAACACCAACTCAACAACATTAGGACTATTGTAAACAGATAGGGGTTTGCCCTTCTGATATTCTTTATAGTTCTCTAAGTATGTTTCCATAATTGACCAACCAAAATCCATTTGCTCTTTAGTCATTCTAAATACCTTAGATGCGTAAGGATATGTTTTCTCTTGTGCTACAAATACAAAGTCATCAACCTTATATCCAGCAGACTCCATACCACGCCTATACCATGCTGCTTGTAGATCATAGCCATACTTCTTGACTGATCTAGCAAAGGTGTAAGGCTCAACTGATTGTGTAGTCTTGTAATCAATGACTACTATCTTATCTTTTGAATCAGTATCATCTAAAGGTGGGCATATTAAGTCAGGCCTACACTTACATAAAACAGCATCTTCATACCAATAGAAACTAGACTCTGCTATCTTATTCCTGGCTTCAAGATAATTATTACCCTCATACACCATTGCATCTTTCATACCATGTATATTTTCTACATCTGCTTCTTTAATTACAGTAAGACCTCTCTTCTCATATTCTTCTTTTAGTTCTTTATTTGCCTTAGTGTATGGACTGCCAGTAATGACAACCACTTCTTTATCAAAGGCTTCTTGCCCTTCTACAAGCAATGAATGTGCTGCAGTTCCAAACCTCATTGCAGGTGTAGTCTCTTGCTTATGTTCTATTGCATGAAGCTGTGATTCACCAAACCTTCTAATATAACTACTACTTATACCTACGCCTTTGTGATATTCATTGTTAGGTATGTCATCACAAACCCAAGCCTTACCACGTTGCTTAGGTTGGTATGCTTTTAATTCTTCTATCATTATTCTTTCCCCCATTGGTCAGCCATAGCATTTGCTATACCTTGAAATGTTGTTGATCTTATTTTCCACCTTTCAGCATCCTTCCTTCTACCTTGATAGTCGCACCAATATATAGGCTTACCTTTCTTAGCACCACTTTTAAAGTAAGCATAAACTTTAGGCTCTACCATGTCTGTAGGTTCAAGATTGGGTAAGTTCTTTGTCCAAAGACAAGTTCTTTTATTTTCAGCGTCACCAAAATAGTAAGGATGCACTATTTGATTTGGTTTTCTGTAATGACCATTGACCCAGCCAACTGGATTTTCTACAGCTATTTTCGGTATAGGTGCTTCAATAAGTTTCATAAAGAAATCAAAAGCTTCTAATCTTAACTGCTTTCTTTCTCTAGCCTTATCACCATATCTTTCTTCGTTAAACCATCTAACCCCAGCATTGGTTAAATACTGGCATGGTGGATGTGCAATCATTAAATCCCAACCATCATCAAGAATATCTAATACATCGCCTTGATAATGCTTACCCTCAGACTCAGTGGGTAAAATGTCGCAGCTCGTTGCATCATGTCCATTTTTTGTAAAGGCATCTCTTACAATACCGCTATACTCACACGCCACTAATACTTTCATCTCTTGTCTCCATTAAATACTTAATCTCTGTTAAAGACTCTCTAACCTCATACTCACCCTCTCCGATTTGCACTTTAGTCTCGCCTGTTAAGAAGTCTTTGTAGTAACCTCTTATCTCTCTCTTGGGTAGGCAGATTTCTCCGCCACCCACTATGTTGAATATTACTTCCATTTATCTCTCCTTATGAACCAAATGTTTTTAAAATAATTCTTCTGAAGACATCATCAAACTTACGATCGAGTTCTTCTTTATTTTGTAAACCTTCAGCTACTCTTTGCCTTGCAAGCTCCCAACAAACCTTCTTTGGATTCTTCATCTTTAGGTAATCAGCAACCTCTTGATTAGACATACTTTCCACTTTATCAAGTATTGATTTTTTTATTTCCATGTTATTTAACTCCTTACTTTTATTTAACATACCCCTATTATACATAAGTATTTTTAAATGTCAATAGTTATATATAAATTATTTTAAAGGATTAAGAACTGGCACTTGGCTAAGTGTGTCTAGGGTTTCTTGTAAAGAGTCTATTTCTAAGGTTGGGGTTATAACTTTTTCACTAAAGGTAAAATAGTTTTGCGGTGTAGTATTTGGCTTGAAGATAATTCGCTTATATTCTTGGCTAAAGAAAACAAAAGCAAGAATATCACAATGGTAGTTCTTATAAATTTCTGACATATTTCTCTGCTTCTCAACAGCAAAAGTAAATTTGCCCTCTTTAGACTTTCTTCTTGTTTTAACTTGGACTGTGTATTTTGCATTATTGGCTTCAAATAATAAATCAGCAGGATGTTTGTCTTGGGTTGGATAGCAAAAGTCTGCATATTCCAGTAGGAATGTTTGCACTAAGGATTCACCCAAAGCACCTAGCCTTGAATTACTTTGATGATCTTCCGATGTCTTTGCCATCTTTGCCACATAGTGCAAGTTGTCTTGAATTGTAAGAACTTCTAACTGGTAATTGAATCGCGTATTTACTGTCTAGCAACTCTTCTGATGCTTCTAGCCACATGCCCATTTCCATTAAGGCTCTTGTCCTTCTAAAGTTCATAAATCCACTTATACCTAGATTAAAACATAGGTCGAAGCAGACCATTTGACCACGCTTGGGAAAGCTACGCCAAACAGTCCAGTATTCATCTAATTGATTCATAACTCTTTTGATATCGTTATCAAGCAGATATGCAGATTCATCCTCTGTAATACCTCTATCAGTAAGATTTCTACCAACACCTATTGTCCATTTATCTTCTGTACATTGGTAAAGGGTGCACATATTTCCCTCATGCCTTATTAGCATTTCTTTAATTTCATCGTACATATTATTTACTGTGGATTCCTTTTGTTTTTTCAAATGTTCTAAGTGATGACATGCCAAGTAAGGATAAAAGTATTGTTGTAAGTTGTGAAAAATCAAACTCAAGAGCTTCAAGTTTTAAATCTGTTCCATTTACTACAGCTATCCAAGTTGCAATAGGCAAGATAATGTAATGAGTGCAAAGGCTAAACCCACAAACATATCCAATACAGGGTCTCCATGACGATACAAACCAGTTCCCGTTCTTCGCTTCTTCAGCATTAAGGCTAATTTGTGCTTTATCCAGCGATATAAGTTCTTTTTGTAAGTCATGTGATAATTGTTCTTTTAAATCTTTATCCTGAACAAATTTATCCAAGACGTTATTTGCTACTTCAGCAATTTTGGTAATACTCAAAATAAGCCTTTTACTATTAAGGTGAATAATGCAACTACTATTGTAGTAA